ATATATACGATCACCTCTTTCAAGATAAACTCCTTTATTTCGTAATGGAGAGGTGTTACCCAAGCCTGTAGTATTACCTGCTGACATTACAGGCGTAGCTAGTTGAGGCATTACATCTGTACAATCAACAACAGTAGTATTAGCAGGCACAGTTTTAGAGAAAAGTAATCGGTAATCACCACTACCTGGAATAGGTACTGTGGTTCCACGGGTTTGATAGAAGGCTAATGTAACCGCTGGTTGCTGTCCATAAGAAATATTATTATAACTAAATCCCAGTGCAATTCCACCTGAATAAACAAGGGTCGTATTAACTCCTGTTAAAGTTGTTGCTCCTGTGTAGGTATAGTAACCAATACCACTTGCTGAGGTTCCTGGTCCTGTGAAGCTACCTGTTGTTGCTAAATAGACAATTTGTCCACTTGTAAGGGCAATTGGTGTGCCAGAAGTTGCTGCGGTTACACTAAAATCTGCTGCTTTATAAAAATCGTTACGCGCAATTGAAATACAATCTATGACACCGCCGTTGTTTGTGTCTTCACTAAGTGCTGCATCCATATCAATAAGAATGGAAGGAGCCTGTCCACCTTGTACAAACAGTGTATTACTACTAGCACTGCCAACAGTTTGTGTTGTTACACGGACTGCGTCAAATAAAGGACGATCAACAAACAGGGGTTGTTTATTTGTGGAAGTAGATGACAAGTTTCTTACCTTAATTCTTCGTATTTAAATTCTAGCTTATTCAACTGTAATATGGTCTAGTTTGATTTAAAAGTTGAGCAAATAAATTGGTTTTATCTTCTTCTGGTTGAATCAAATTAGTTAAAAGTTCTTCTTGTATGCCTTGTTTCATAAGGCTTTCCATTGTCATTCCTCCGAATAAATTACCAGCCAGTACTTTTGATTGTACATCAGCTGGGTTTACACCTATCACTGTCTGAACCGGAGGTGCTGAAGTAGGAGCTGCTGATTGATCTCTGTATGTTTCCCACCACTTTGATGGAGCGGGTCTTTTAGTTTCATTGAAAAAAGTATTTTCACTATAATCTGGTTTAGCACCTGTACTTTGTAATTGTTTAGGGGTTAAATATTTACGTGTTCCTCCAACCATTGCAGGAATTAAGTTATCTTGATACTTGAGTAAATTGCCAGTGTCTTTTAAATATTCTGTAGATCTAAAGTCAGTTGCTCCACGGAGATTTTGCCCTGTTTCTAAAAGTTCTTGTTTTCCAGCAGGAGAATTGTAATAAGAAACAGCTCTTGAAGGATCTGTTCTATTAAAATCAGGTTTCTGCATTACAGCATATTGACCCGGAATTAACCACTTATTTACATTACTTCCATAACTAGGGCTGTGATAACGATTGATCATCGATGCCACAGTGCCGGGACTAGCTCCTTTTGCTGGATCTCTTGCTTCTAATGTTGCTACCTGGAGCATGTTCCTAAAAACATTTCCTGGGATACCGAATTGGTTAGTGGTTTTAGGTGCCATTTTAGTTTCTTTGTCCTTGACTTAGTAGACGTACAGCAAGTCCTGGGTTCGCTTTAGCCCAAGCTGCAAAATTTTCAGCTGTCATACCAGCGCCTGCTCCTGCTTCTTGTAACTGGGGTACTAAGGTTCCAGCTTGTTTTAATTCTTGTCCGTAGGATTGCTCTAAGCCATACTGAGCAGCTAATTCATTTGGATATCCTTGAAAGTCTGAAGACATAGGATCAGGTGTGGCATATTGTTGTTTAGCATTACTTAATTGGGTTTGATAATTACGTTCTTCTATTACACGTCGTTGATCTGGTGTTCCTACACCAGTGTTTAGAGTGCTTGCTTGCGTAGATCTTGGGTCAACAGGGGGAGTAGTAACAGGAGGTGCTGAATCAACTTGTTTTGTAAAAATAGTTTTTTGTTGATCACCAGGGATATAACGTCCTGTGTCTATTATTCCTTCTTTTGTTGTTTGCGTATTTACCTTATTCTGCATATCTTCTTTTGATCTATAGCCAAGTTGTCTCCAATTATCAAATCCTTGTGGAGATGACCCTTCTAATCCAGCTACAGCAAATGCAACACCAGCAGGGGATGCTGGTACCAACATATTACGTGCAAACCCAGGTAACGAACCAATTCCAGGGATGTTTTTAACGATATTAGAAGATTGAAACAATGGGCTAGCTGCTTTATTTAAATTTTGAATTAAACCACCGACACCTCCAACAGTATTAAAAGCTTGTTTCGGAAGAAGAGATTCGGCAACACTTTGCATGCCTCCTCCTGCTCTTTTCATTAGGTCTCTAGTTAAACCATAATCTCGTGCAAAAGGATCAAGAGCTTGAGCTGCTTCAGGTAAACGAGTTGTTATTTGCCGTGTTAATCCTTGTCCAATACTAGGTGCTCGTAACAAACCTTCAGCAGTCTGTGTAGCAGTTCTAGCAAGCTTTGGAGCAATTCCTGCCATTTCCTGAATGGCTCTACCTGTCATTCCGCCCTGAACAGCTCGCTGAAGACCGGAGGTTTCAGCAAGATCACTAATTAAACCTGTAGCACGAGCAGGAATATTACCGAAGTTAGATCCTGCAAACGGAGGTGGGAGGTTACGTCCTAATAATCTTTCAGCATCTACTGCTAATCTTCGATATGTTTGCGGATCAGTGACAGTATCTATGGCACCTTGAAAAACTCTAGGTGCTGCTTTAGCACCATATCCTTTTATTGCATTTAAAAATTGAAGTGGATTCATGATACTACCTATGGTTTACGTGAAGATAAAGATTACTACCTACGGCAGTATCAGCGGGTCCAGGTAATGCTTGGATATATTCAGCACCTGAACGTTCATAACGATAACGTGCTTGGAATGGATCTTTATAATTTGCTACATAAAGAATCATTGCTAGCCGATTTGTTTCATACAAGTATATTTCATCCCATACTTTAAGGGCTTCTTTTGCATTAGAAGATCGGATAGTACGGTCTACGTCTCCAAGGATGCTTTCAATCCTTGTGGAAGGAGATGTTGCAACTTCAGTTTTCTTTTCAGCTGTATCACAACGCCCAATCTGAATAGTGATCTTATTGTAGAAATAAGAATCTGGTACAGTATTCATTGCTTCTTCTAGACGAGCGTAGTCTCCCGCTGGAATAGAAACAGTAAAATACCCTAGATGATACCTTACTCTACTTTTATCAAAATCAGATAGCTGCACTTCTTGTTACCATCATCCTTTTATTATAGGTGTAATAAATCAACCTTATACTTCATAAGGATTATTCATCATATAGTTCATCAAGAAATCAGTAGTTGTGTTTTGTTCAGGTTTTAATAAAGATCCTATTAAACTACTATACAAACCACTAGAACTACTCCTACTGCTTTTTGCATCCCCTAATAATTTACTCATAAAACTTAATGTTGCTAAGGCACCTAACCCTTGTCCTGCTTGTTGTCCCTGATTATAAACAGCAAAATCAGATGCTGGTAATACAGGTGCAGTTGGCTTTGTATTTAAATTTGATGGGTATACTTGGGCTTCTGGTCCCAGTTTACTCATATGTCCAAAACCTACTTCATATTTATTATCTGCTGTTTTAAACGTCATTAAATTACCATATCCACCTGCTGCTGGTATTGGTAACGCTTTGCCGTATCCTTGATAATAAACAGGAGTTCCAGTTGGACCCCCGAAATCAACCCCTTGGTGGTACGTTGATGCTCCTGCAGTAGATGCGTCCCTTTTTCCGAACCCTGAAGTAACTGTTAAACCTGTATCGGGATTCCACTCAAGACCACCAGTAGAAGTACGTCTAACCAAAGGTATTTTTTTTTCTCCTATCTGAACACCTGTTAAAGCACTTTTAATTGTCGATGGATCAATATAAGAACCTGTCCTTAAATCTTTGACGTATTTATGTATATGCGGACCAGTAGCTGTACCTGTGCTACCGATATTCCCTATAAAAAACTTACCGCCTGAATTTGTCATTTTACTACTTTATTTTAATTCTAAAATGAAGAAGCCCCGCCGAAGCAGGGCTTACATCATACTCTTACCAAATCAGCAGCAAATACAGAGTCCCAATCAACACGTTTAATCTGTTTTAACTGATCTAGATTACTGAACTTTTCACCAGAAAGACTCATCTGTATGTCTTTAATCTCACGTGCTGTCTTGAGACCAATCCCTTTAATATGATCAGCAATCATTTGAGCGGTTGCTGAATTAAGATTCAAGCGATGATCTGGGGGAAACGCACGGGGTGCTTCCTTTGCTGCTTTATCTTTTACCTGTAGAGTCTTAACCGTTTTATTGGCTGACTCATCTGGCTTGATCTCAGTCTTGTAAACGGTATAAAGGCGACCGTCCTGGTCTTCGACCATAAACCATTCGCCGTTATCCCATTCACTAATGACTTTGACTCTCGCGCCGGTCTTGGTGTGTTGGTAAAGCATAGATACCAGAAGTTCTGGTATTAGTTTAACCTATTTAGCTTATTGTGCGATTGGGCAAATAAGCTTCAATATCAGCGTAATCAGGAGCATTATCTGGAACGATGTAGCAAATTTCTACTAAGATGTAACCACTTAATCCAGCACTTACGTCGCTATCAGAAATGTATACACCACCAGAAACGGAAGTAGCATCGCTAGTACCCTTAGCATAAACCTTAAAGGTTGTGCCAGTGGTTAGTTGTTTGTGCACAAGACCGCTGTTTACTAGGCCAGAAGCAGCATTGATTTGTGTTGCAGCGGACGTAAACAGAGGAACTGAACCAAAACCTTGACTCCCTCCTGCAAAATAAACAGTAGTAGCACTGGTACCTGACGTGGTTGATGTCAAGAATGCAGCAGCAATTGGTTCACCAGAAGCGGCTACGGGACTACCAGAATTATCTCGTCCGAAAGCAATTACGTTACCTGTAGAAGCATATACACCAGAGGCTACGCGATTGTCGCCCCAACCTGATGCAATGGAAATAGCACTACGGTAAACGTAAGCAGCTTGTGTTGCACTACCACTGATTACCATTCCTGTTATATCAGGACGAGTGTCGTCTTGACGATAAGGGGAAGGGATAATTACACTCATGGCTTGACCATAAGTCGTTGCAGCACCAGAAGCCCAGGTTACAGGAACGTATCCACGTTGTTGAAAATAACGCCAGCCGGGAACAGCAAGAACAGCCGTAGGACCGTCTTTAGAGGCATCAACTGTTGTGCCTCCAGTGGTATCAATGTTTTTGTACCAGCCGTTAAGGGCTTCTACCCAGTTACCGGGGTAGATTTTTTTAGTTGACAAGTAGGTCATTTATCTTTCCTTGTTGGTTTACGTATTGTTATTAAAGAACGCCATCATCACTGACGAAGCTGTAAGCAGTGGTGACAAAGTCCTTATTCAGGATTTCAAAACCAGCATACAGTTGCCAGATAAGAATGATGAAACGACTAAAGTCATCATTGTTGTTAATGAGAACTTGAGCGTTAGGACCACCTACACCGACGCCTACTGCTTGAGGACCAAAGAAGAAACCTTGTGCTGCTTCTTGGCTAGCATAGGTAGAACCTGTGTCAAAGCTAGCTGTAATTGTCTTGGTTGGGAAGTTGGTAGATTCGTAGAATTTAACACCTTCAAACTGAACACCAGTTGGCATTACAGGTTCGCCAGCTAAGAAATAACCTTGGCCTGCTTGAGGACCTTGGTAGAAACTAGCATTATTAGGCATCATGGGATTGCCAGACATATACATGCCTTGACCAGGATTACCTGAATAACGTGCAATTTCACGGAAGTCATCATCACGACGCAAGTGCATCATGAATGTAGGATCGCAAATACAACGATACAAACCATCTGAGAAGGTAGGTACGTTGCGCTTACGGAGATCCTTAACTACAGTCAACAAGTCCGTAGATACATGGAATTGCTGAGCATTAGCTGTATATTGTGCAGTAGTGTAAGAAACACGACCACTAGAATCTTTGGTTAGGCTAGCAGGGAAGTAGTAACCACCTTGTGATGTTGATGCTTTACCATTAGCTTCTGCTTTGGCTAGCTCATCAATAAACACACGATCACGCCAACGGCGATAATCATCAAGAAGTGTAAGGGAACCAATAGACTGGTGGAACATATTCAGATTAC